GCGGCGGGCGGTTGTCAAGGTTGCGGGCTTCGTTCGGCGTCAGGATCGCCGTCTGGATGCCCTGCGCCATGCCAGCCATCCGGGTCGCGAAATCGCCCCTCATCATGGCGTCCAGCGAGTGTTCAACGTAGCGCCGGTTATTGGCGGCCCCGAACAGTTTCAGGTTCAGTTCCTCTTCCAGCGCCTTCGCCCATTGCGCGATCAAGTGCTTAACGAGGTGGAGGTCTTGCTGCTCAGTGTTGGAAAACGTGCCGTGTGTCAGGTCCTGGACGAAGACCGGCGGAAGGTTGAACAGCCGCGCGATCTCCTCGATCTGGAGCCGTCGCGCCTCGGTCATCTGACCCTTCGCCGGATCAAAGCCGACCGGCTTCAGTTCGTAACCCGCCGGGATCGGGAAGATTGCATCGCTGCCGCTCTTCGCCGCGTCAATCGACCGCTTGATGTCAGCCTGCGCCCGCTTGATCGCATCGGCACCGGCAGGCATTGGCCCGGTCAGCGCCAGAGGCGGAACACCACCGCCCGCAAAAAAGCCGGACGCATAATCGCCCATCGCAATCGCCAGACTGATTGCCTTCGCGCCCATGACCAGCGGCGAGTGAACCGCCAACTGATCCGACTTCAGCATGAACGGCACGTCGATCACGTCGGCCGCCGGGTATTCCCTGTTGTCCACCGTGTAAATCTTGCGGCCGTTCACCCGCTTCACGGTCGCCCGTGTCGAGTCAATCGGCCAGATTGCGTCCACGTTTGGACCAATCCGCTCGATCCAAGCCAGCCCCCGGCCGCCCGTAAACACTTGCTGCCAGAAATACTGCCGGAACCCGAACGAGGTCCACTCGCTGTTAGGGGCCTCGTTCAGAACCCGTTGCAGCTTGCCGCCCGTCCTAACCGCCCCGGCGTCACCAGCATCGCGATAGGCATGAAGCGGAAGGTTCGCCAGCGACCGCGAAAGGAACGACACCGAGGCCGACACCGCCGGAACGGTCAAGGCGGCATCCAGGGTCACGGCGGGAAGGCCGTAAGTGTTGACGTTGAAGAACTGAAGGAAGTTCGCCGCGCTCACCGGAACGCGCGGGTCCTCCGGCGATGTGCGGGTCTCGGCCTTTCCAATGTTGAGGCCGAACAGCTTCATGCAGCGGCCCCCATCAGGCTGAAGTTAGGATCGTCCCAAGGCGAGACGGGTTCAAATACGGTTTCGACGCCCATCGCCGCGCCCAGCGCCATCGCTAGCGCAATCGCCGCGTCGATCTTGTTCACCGACCGGGTCTTAGCCAGCCAGTGGTTGCCCCATTTGTCTTCTTCGATGACCGCCGACATCATCGCGGAGATCAGGACCGGGTTGCGCTTCAGACGGATGCGGCCTTCGAGCAGGGCTTCTTCAAGCATTCGGATTGAACCCGGCATCCAAAGGCCCTCGCCGTTGGCCACCAGAGCCTTGCCCTTTTTAAGCCCGCCTTGCGGATGCTCGGCAAACGGAACGGACAAGCCGAGTTCATCGACATCTTCCTCGAACCGCTTGAAGGCGAACCGATCATAGGCGACCAACTGGACATCGAAGTCCCGGTCGTATTCAGCCAGCGTCTGGGCGACGTGCCGATAGCTAACGCTCTCCCCGGATGGGGCGTGGATGTGACCCTCGCGAGCCCAGACCGCATAGGGCAGACGGTCCCGCATTTCCCGAGCGGTTAGCGTGTCGCCCGGCGTCCAGGCTTCCACCCAAGCGTCAAACGTCGGCTTGCCTTCGTCGTTCGTCCCGGTCTTCACCACCGCGCCCAGCGCCGTGATGTCCCGGTTCTGCGAGAGGTCCAGTCCTAACCATACCGGCTTCCCGCGATGGGCGGCCGGGTCGAAGTCCGCGATGCAAGGCTCCAGCGTCGCTCGCGTCATCCACGCCGTCTCCGCATCCGTCCAGACGCAGAAGTGAAGCCGCAAGATGCCGTTCAACTGGCCGGGGATCGCCTTCGCCTGCGCCACCGTCTCGCGCAGATATTCTTCCGTTATGGTCACCCCGAGAAGCGGGTTCGCCTTGATCCAACATGACGGATCGGTCAGCGGGTCATCGCCGTCATCGAGACTGCAAACGAAACTGAACGTCGTGTCGTCGATGACCTCGCCCAGATAGGTCGGGTCGGTCACCGCGTCGATGTTGCCCGCCGCGACCTTGATCGCGTGTTCGTGTTCTTCCCAAGCCACCGAGTTACGGTCGGAGCCCGAGTTCGTAATCATAAACAGAAGCGGCTCGCGGCGGAACTTGAAGCCGCGCTCCAGCATCTCGATGATCTTTCGATCAGGGAGTTCGTGAACCTCGTCAGCTAGAACGAAAAACGGGCGAGGGCCTGAGCCGGTCTTGCCCGTGTCCCGCGACACCGGGCGGAAGAACGATCCGCTGGCGTGGTGTGCAATGTTGAACTCGCGACCGGCACCGCCCGAGAACTCTAGCCGCTTGGCCAGGGCGGGCGACTGTTTCACCATCTTCACGGCATCGGCAAACAGGATGCCCGCTTGTTCCCGCTTGGCAGCCGCCGCGTAAACCTGGGCACCGGACTCGCCTGCCGCCGTCATGCCGAACAGGCCGATGCCACCGGCAAGCGGCGACTTCCCGTTGCCCTTGCCCTGCTCGATGTAAGCCCGGCGAAACCGCCGCCGACCGTCCGACCGTTTCCAGCCGAACAGCGAGCCGATGATGAACGCCTGAGACGGGTCCAGCAAAAACGGGCGGCCCTCGAACTGGCCTTCGCTTAGGTGCAGGACGCCTTCAAAAAACCTGAACGCATACTCGGCCGCGTCTCGGTCGAACTTGATCCCGTCCGTCCGCTTCAGGTCTGCCAGATGGCGGCGGCAGGCGTTACGGACGTGCGGCCCGGCGACAATCTCTCCGGCTAGAACCGCCTCGGCGTAAGCCTTAGTGCGGTCGGGCGCGGAAGAACTGATCAGTGGGGTCTTCGTCCTCCCCATCCGGCGTTCCTACTTTCGTTTCGTCAACCGGGGTCGCCGCCAGCTTCGACAGGATCGAACTGTAAGCCGACAGGGCATTGACCCCCATCTCGGGATCGTTGTTCAGCCGGTCCCGCAACACACACGCCAGTTGCAGAAGCGCCCGGTGCGCCGAGTTCAGCCACGGAAGCTCTTCGCGGAACTCCTCCCAAGCCTCGACCTGGCCCGGCGTCATCCGCGCATAAGGCTGGCCGAGAGCCCGCGTCCCCTTCGGCACGTTTCGGGCCTTGTGACGTTGCGGGTTCTTCATGGCCGCGCCACTCACGGCGGCCTTAGCTGCCGGGGTGCGAGGGTTAGCCATCTAGGTCATGCCCTAAACTGTGGATATGCGTTTTGCGGTTTGGCCCTCCGGTGTCCATCGAAGAGCGTCGGCGATGTTCCCACCCCCTAGCGGGCGTTCACCTTCCACCAATCGGCTGCGGCCTTGAGCATCCGGCCTTCTTGTCCCTTGCGGGTGGGGTCTGCCTTGATGCGTCGGGCACATTCAGCAAGGGGAGTGTCCAGCACGATTACCCTAGCCTTCAGCATCTTTGCCCATTGAGCCCGTTCTGACGGGTCTGGGGCCGAGATGATGAACCATGCCTGATCGTGCGTCGTGTCGGTGTGGAGCGACCTCAGCAGGGCGTTGCGGTGGTCTAGGGCTGGGGTCAGCCACTCCTTGCTGGTTTGGTGTTCGCTTCGGCCTGATAGGCTTGCCATGATGGCGTCGAGGTCGATCACCAGATCGTTCGGGCCTTGATGCTCTCTGAGGTGCGATGACTTCCCGCTGGCGGGCGGGCCACATAGGATGGTCAGCGGTATGCGCGAGGGCTTCAGGTCGGTTGGCATCCGACGCTCGGCGTATTCCTTGGATAGCTTGCCCGTTCCGCCGTTGGCCTGGTGCCTCGGATCGGTTGGCCATCCGTCAGCGTCAACGCCCATTGCGTTACTGAACATCCCCGCCATATCGAGCGCGGTCTTCGCGTCGTGGCAGGGCTCACACAAACACTGGATGTTGGCGTCGTCGTCCGTTCCGCCTTTGCCTAGCGGCACGATGTGGTCGGGCGTTACGGATGCGGTTGTCTTACCCTTCTCCGCACAATGGCGGCATAGGGGCTCGGCAGAGAGGCGGCGCTGGCGTTGTGCCATCCCAGCGCGACCACGAAGGCGGGCGGTCTTTTGTCCGGCCCAGTCGCCGATCTTGCGGAAGTTAGCCTCGTCTCGCCTTCCCGTGCTGGCCATTGGCGAACCATCCGACACAGACGGGATTGCTTAAGGTTCCTCGCCGCACCGCCAGTTGCTGATCGCTCCGGCTTGCCGGGCATGGTGCGTGTTGTGCGGGGGCG